GGTTTGCAAAAGGTATTGGATTTATTCGCCGATGCACCGAACGCCGAGTTGACCGCCCAATTGGAAGCGGTCAAAAAAAAAATAGATGAAGAATTGCAATTGTATTTTCCTAAACTATTCGACGACGCCACGGTTAAAGAGTATTACGACCAATTGAAGCAACGCACGATGTTAATGTTGGATGCGATAATACAGGGGGACGAAAGCGACAAACGGGAAGAAATAGAACATATTACGACGTTGTTGTTGACTTATACAAAACCCCAATCGTTTAGCGGGTCGGATAGCATGGAAATACAATACGACAAGCAGTTTGAAAATATGTGTTTGATGTTGTCCCAACATTTGCACGTAAACCCAAAAACGTTTACCGTATTGGAGTATTACAGCGCATTTGAGTACATTAAACAGGCGACAAAGCCAAAGAACCCGAAATTAGGGCGAAATTAGCCCGTTTCCGGCGTTGTTTGGTTCCGGTGAGTAAATTATATTACCGAGAAAAGAAAATTGAAATACGGGCAAATTTCCCAAAAATAACAAAGTAATAATTGGCGTTATGGCAGACAATAACAACCCGATAAAATATAGTGATTTGGTAAAGCCGGATAATTCGATTACCGACCTTATCAACCAATTAGACCAACTTTCCGACGCCTATATGAACACTCTAAGCAATATAAAGAGTGAGGCAATAAGCGTTCGGGCGGCATTGGCGGGCGTATCCGGAGCGACCGAGGACGGGCGCAAAACCATTAAGGGCGCAACAACCGATACCGACCGTTTGACCCGTGCCGCACGGGATTTGGCATTTGCGGAAAGCGAAAACGCAAAGCGGTTGGCAGAATTGAAGCAAGCCCAAAAGGAGGCAAACGAAATAAACAAACTTGTTGTCAAAATCAACCAATCCGCCGAGGGTTCATATAACAGGTTATCAGCACAATATTCCCTTAACAAAATCTTTCTTAACAATATGACAGTTGAGGAAAGGGAGGCGACCGAGGACGGGCGCAAGTTGGTTGCGGAAACAAAAGCGATATACGAGGAAATGAAGCGGTTGCAGGAAGCGACCGGGAAAACGTCGTTGAACGTGGGTAACTATTCCGACGCCGCAAAAGGACTGACAACCCAAATAGAGAACCAAACAAAGCAATTGGCGTTGTTACGTTTGGAGGGCAAACAGGGGACGGCGGAATACCAACAGTTGAGCAAAGAAACGGCAATGTTGCGGGATGCGGTCAAGGATGCGACCGACGAAATTACCCGCATGGCGTCGGATACGTCCAATTTGGATGCCGTGTTAGGTGCGGCGGCGGCGGCGTCCGGTGGCTTTGCAGCATTTACCGGGGCAATGGAATTGTTCGGGGCGGAAAGTGAGGACGTACAAGAGGCGCAAAAAAAGTTACAGGCGGTAATTGCTATTACGACCGGAGTACAGGCGATACAAAATGCCGTGCAAAAGCAATCGGCGGTTATGTTGGGTATTTCCCGTATTCAAATGGCGGCATTGAGCAAAGCGCAAGTTTATAACCGCCTTGTTACCATGCAGGGGACGAAGGCGACGTTGGCGGCGACCGTGGCGCAAAAGGCGTTCAATCTCGTTGCGTCCGCCAATCCTTACGTCCTGTTGGCTTTGGCATTAGTTACCGTTGTCGGGGCGTTAGTCCTGTTTGCGTCCAATACCGACAAATCGGCAAAGAACCAACAGAAGTTGAACGAAGCGCAAAAGGTTTGGTTGGACTATTTGGAAACCGAGGCAACCGAAATGAACCGAGTAAGCAACGAGCGTGTCGCCCAATTGAACCGGGAATTGAACGTTGCAAAAGCCCGGAACGCTTCATTGTCCGAAACCCGAAAGATTGAGGACGAAATATTGGAGGAACGCACAAAGGCGCACAACAAATCGGTCGGTTTTTACGGTCAAGAATTAGACGATTTAGAGGCGAACCGGGCAAAGTTGAAACAATTACATGAAATGTTATTGCAGGTCAACACAGCCAAAGCCCGTGGCGATAGTAAAATTAGAATTGACGTTGATTTGGACGGTACGATTGACAAAGTAAAGGTTGATGAAGCAATTGATGCAATACAGGGGCAAATTGACAACGTGGGACGTGCCGTTAATATTGCCGTTAATCTGAAAACCGAGGGGGCGGAATTAGACGCCGAAAGGAAAATACAGGCGGCACAACGTCAACAGGAAAACCGAAACGCCGCCAAAGCGGAAACCGATATTTTGCGCAAAGCCGAGGACGCCCGGATTGCTTTAATAAAAAATTTGTTCGACCAACAGAGGGCGCAACGTCAAGCCGCCAACGCCCGTGCCATTGCGGATATACAAATGCAGTTACGCACGGAGGTAAATTTGACAGTCAAAGCCCGCAAAGCATTAAACGACCAAATCGTTACGTTACGGGAACAATTGGCGGTCGATATGGTCGATATTGCCAATAAGCAAAGGGCGGCGGAATTGGCGGCGGAACGCACCACACAGGACGCACGGTTGGCGTTAATGGCAGAGGGTGCGGAAAAGCAACGGGAACAATTGCAAGTCGAGTACACAAGGCAGATACAGGATATAACAACCCGGTTGGAAACCGAACGGGGGTTGACTGAAAAACAGGTTGAGGAATTATTGACCCAACAAACCCTTTTGCAACAACAATACGCAAAAGAGTTGGGCGAATTGAACGACCAAATTACAATCGACCAAATGCAGAAAGAAGCCGCCCGCACGCAATTACGGTTGGATGCCGCCCGTGAGGGTTCCGAGGAAGAGATAAAATTGCGTATCCAACTGTTACAGCAACAACGGGCAATTGAATTGGCAGAAAATAGGCAGTTAGCCGAGGACGTCCGCCAATCCGAAGCGGATATAAACGCCAAATATGATGCGCAAGTATTGAACGAAACCCGTACTTTGAACCAAGAACGGGCGTTGCTACTTTTTGACCAAATGCAAGCGTTGGAGGCGTCGGAATTTGATTTGATACGTAACAGCGAGGAACGCAAAACACGGTTCCGGTTAGACCAAGAAAAGAAGCGTTTGCAAAAGGTATTGCAGTTAAACGCCCAATATGGCGGTTTAATGACAGACCAAGAGGTACAGACCATAAAAAACACTATTGCCAAAATCGACCAAGAAATTGAAAAGAGCAAAGGGGACGAAAGGGGCAAAGATATTTACGGGCTGTTTGGTTTGAATTTGGACGACGAACAAAAGGAGGCAATAAGTACGTCGGTATCGTTCGCAATGGAGCAATTGCAAACGTTTTTGGATGCGAAATTAGCCGCCGCCGACGCCGCCGTTACAGCCGCCGACAAAGAGGTTGACGCAACGCAACGCCGATTGGATGCCGAGTTAGAAGCGAGGGCGAACGGTTATGCCTCAAACGTGGTTGCGGCGCAAAAGGATTTGGATTTGGCACGCAAAACACAGGAAAAGGCATTAAAAGACCAACAGAAAGCGCAAAAGGCACAACAGGCAATCCAAACAATCCAACAAATCGGAAACCTTGTAACGGCGTCCGCTTTGATTTGGTCGCAATTGGGGTTCCCATGGGCTATCCCGGCAATCGCTGTGATGTGGGGTTCATTTGCGGCGTCAAAGATTAAGGCGGCGCAATTATCCAAACAAGCGCAGAGCGGCGAGTCGGAAAGTTACGGCGACGGTACGGTTGAATTGTTGGCGGGCGGTTCGCACCAATCCGGCAACGATGTTGATTTAGGAACAAAACAGGACGGAACCCGGAGGCGTGCCGAGGGCGGCGAGTTTTTCGCAGTTATCAACAAACGCAATTCCCGACGTTTTCGCAAACTTATTCCCGACGTAATAAAGTCGCTTAATAATGGAACGTTTACACGTAAATACATGGCGGCATACGACGGGGCAAACGGATTATCAGTAACTTTGCATAACGACAACCCCGATATTTCCGACCTTAAAAATGATGTTCGGGAAATTAAGGAGCAAAACCGCCGTCGTTCATTTGTGGACGGCAACGGAAATACGATTGTATCATATAAAAATTTGAAACGTAAAATCAAAAGTTGATATGAACCCAAAATATAGATTTATATTATCGACAACGGGGAATATGTACCCCGGCAACAATACAGATGAAAAGCCGGGTACATATATGAGTATCGCCGGGGTTATGACTGCAAATGCGAGTTATTACACGTCCGGCAAACTCTATGTATCCGCAAATGTGGATATTATATTGCGAATGTTTACAACAACGAATACTTTTAATATCGTTGCTTTTGATAGTTCGGATAATCCATTGCGAGGCGCAAGCGTATCAAGTAATGTAACGCAATTGGTATTACCTGTTAATACGTCTTATATTCGTTGTTGTTCTATTGATTCCCAACAATCACTTATTAACGTAATTGGCGGTTCGCAGGTATTCCCAACATACAAAGACGATTTAGCAAAGGATTTTGAGTTGGAAACAAACCAACGCTTTTACCGTGCCAAACTATCCGGGAAAATATCATTTATCGGAAAGGATTTTGATTTGATAAATAATGCGGCTTTTGATTCGCCGTTTAATTTAATTATTCAATGGTCGCAAGATTACGGGCAAACGTGGTCTAATTACTATATAAGTAAATTTGCTAAAACCGATTGTACATTTAATAACGACGGCAAAAAGGTAACATTTCAACCGGAAACGTTAGACGAATATAACGACGTATTGGCGGGATTAGAAAAGGAATATAACATTATTCCGTTAGCCCCGTCAATTGAGCGAATATTGATTCAAAAACGCCCGTTAATTCAAATCTATATTCCCGGCGATAGTATTGTTTCGTGCTTTTTGGGTGGTTCGTATTGGGAACAGGATGCAAACGCCACGACCGACCGCAACGCACTTATCAATACATATCATTTCGCTTTGTGCAATCTATTAAAGGAAATAAACGTAACAGGTAGTTCAATCCCGAATGTAAATACCTTGTATGTTGGTCGTATGAGTTTTACAAGTGGTAACGTTTTTACGGGTACATTACGCCCCGATATTGCAAACGGTTATTATATTCGTGCGTCACAACAATATCATCCGCCATTTTGGGGAATTATCACGTATGAAATTGTACGGTCGTCCGATGGTGTTGTTTTGTTCAGTTATCAAAATGTAAGTCCCGGCAATCAACCATTTGATAATGCGGAGTTCGATTTTACCGCCGTTTCCGGTTCCGGTTCTTCGGGAACCCCACACGCAGAAATGACAACGTATAGTGTATATGCCCGGTATTTGTTAGATGTTACGACGATACGGGGATTAAATACATACGAGTTGCCCGCCGATGATATTGTTGATTATAACCGAAACTATCGCCGGGCAATTGGGTACGCAATTGACGTTGGGTTTATTTCAAATGAACATTCAACCACGCCGAGCGAATGGGGGCGACGGGATGACGGTACATATTTTCAACCGCCCTATACTATTTGGGGGCAAACATTTTATCCAATTGCCCGGTCAACGTGGCGTTATGCGTCTATATGGTTTGGATATTACATGTTGGATGAAAAACTTGAAGTGGAGGGACGCAAAACATATACATTGCGGGATGCGTACCCGGTTGGGTCTGTTATTCAATCATTACTCAATCAGTTTGCGCCCGGCATAACTCACAGAGAAACGCCGGAATATAGCCAATTTTTATACGGCGATACAAACCCGATTACCGGGTATAAATTCCGATTGTTTGTAACGCAAAAATCTAATATATTGGTTGGGGATTATCAGCAACCCGCACAAAAAGCCCCGGCAACCTTACAACAATTTACCAATATGTTGCGGGATTGTTTCCGTTGCTTTTGGTATATAGAGGACAAAAAATTTAAGATAGAGCATATTAGTTGGTTCCGCAATGGTGGTTCTTATACAGCAAACCCGATTGTCGGAGCCGATTTAACGCAATTGGAAAACGTCCGAAATGGTAAAAAGTGGGGGTTTGCAACGTCCGAATATTCATTTGATAAAGTGGATATGCCGGAACGATTTCAATTTAAATGGATGGACGATGTTACAACCGCTTTTGAGGGGTTGCCAATGCAGGTTATTAGTAACTATGTTACAGCCGGAAAAATTGAGGAAGTGAACGTGTCAAATTTCACGTCTGACGTTGATATGATGATATTAAACCCCGGGGAAATGAGTAAGGACGGGTTCGGACTTTTTGCGGCTGTAAATGCAAATGCGTTGTCAAATTATGATAGCGAATTATATCCGGGCTTTGGAGGAACGAGCGGAACGGACGGATTAACAACGCCTACTTATGGCGTGCGCCCGGAATGTACAGGACGGACGGCGGTTCTTACATTTGTGCCGTATAACAATGGGAGTGGAACCGCAACAGGACAAATTGTATTTTACAACAGTTCCGGGAATGTAATATCAACACAGGGTAATTTTGCCGCCGACGGTCAAACGAAGCAAATAACCGTTACAATACCAAATGCCGCAACCGCTTTGGGTTTGACTGTAACCGGGTCTGTTTATGCGTCGGTTTATAGTCTTACGGTTCCAAGTCAATACGAATTACCATTTACGAAAACAACGGTAAACGGGGACAATTATTTTTTGCAAAATGGATTTTTAGCATTTATCAATTTGCAACCGAATTATTGGATATATGATTTACCCGCCCGACAAGTTCAAATAAACGGGTTCACCGTTAATGCGCAAGGAATAGAACGAAAGAAAAAGCAAACGTTAATATTTCCGGTTGATACAGACCCAAACCCGGTGCAATTGATAAAAACATATTTGGGAAATGGCGAAATTGACAAAATAAGTATAAATTTGCTTTCACGTTCAGCAAAAACAACTTTGAAATATGATACAGAATAATAATTTTAGCGTGTTACCGTGGTACACGTCAATAGACCAACAAAACCACCGGAAAAGTTACGCATACGGGCAAATATACCCGTTGTTTACCCCGGCAAATACAATGTTGCCTTTTCAGATTATGCGGACAACCCGTGCAAACGCCGTGTTATACGTCCGGTTGTATCGAAAAGAGGGTACATTGGTTGCGGATATAACCCAATACGCAAAGGATACCGGATTGCAGATTGTCCGGTTTGCGTCGTTGGGTTATGACGTTATTGTATATCCCGGCATATTGCCAATGCCATTAAACCAATTAGACGGGATTTATTACGCCACATTGTCGGACGGCGTGCAAACGTGGTTTTCTGAAATGTTTACCGTGGTGCAAGATGTTAGCGGATATTTAAAAATTGAGTGGTACGATTTGGAAAATGCCGTATTTGATGCCGGAACAATCGTGTACCAAAACCCACAATTTAAGAACGTTTTGTATTTTTGCACCGAGTTAGGGAAACCCGAATATCAATTTGAGGAAGAGGGCGAGGACAGGGACGGTTATTTTTTCCCGGAAAAACAAATTTCTGAAAAGACATACCGTTGTGTTTGTTTAGCCCCCGAATTTCTTTGCGATGTTATGCGATTTATCCGAATGAGTGATTACGTTTTTGTAACTGACAAATACGGGCGGACATACGATTGCGACACATTTTTAATTACTCCAAAATGGCAAACGCAGGGCGATTTAGCAAGTGTTGAAATTGAATTTGAAACGGCAACCGTCGTTAAAAAAATAGGTCGTGGGGTATTGATAGCCCAAAAAGGCGATTACAATAACGATTACAATAATGATTTTAATAAATAAACAAAATGGCAAATTACACAAGTCTAAAAGATGCGATTGCGCAAGTTGTTAAAACGAATGGCAATCAAGAGATTACCGGAGCAATTTTGCAAAGTACGTTGTTATCTATTGTCAACGGAATAGGAGTAAACAGAACATTTGCGGGTATAGCGACGCCAACAACCGTGCCGGGAACCCCGGACGCAAATGTTTTCTATTTAGCCGCCCAACCGGGGGCGTATGTGAATTTTGGTAGCAATGCAGTTGTTACCGATACCGTCCAAGTGTTTTATAACAATGCGGGCAATACGTGGAGCGCATGGACGTTGCCAATTGCGCCCCAACAAACGACGTATAATATAGCGGCGCAAGATAGTTTTTACCAAAATCGAACGTTAGACAAATCCGACCGGGCAAAATGGGTTGCCGCATTTACCGGAGTAAAAGTCGTTTTCAATAACATTGTTCCCGCTAATTACCCCAATATACAGATTGCCGTTTCATTGGTGCGCCGCAATTCTGAAACAAACCACGAATTACGATTTAAGATAAATACGGGTTCGGGTTGGGCATATATTGGTTCTAATTGGAATGATACAAACAGCCCGGAAAATGCGAACGGCGGTGCAACGCCATACGATAAAACATTTGTTTATGGTACGGGAACCGTTCGGATACAGTGTGCAATTGATTGGTCGGCATTTATAATCGGTGCGTCAATCTTTGTTGATGATGCGTTAGACGCAACCCCGTATTATGTATTATCGCCAAACAATGTTTTTTTGAGTGACTTAAATACATTTAATCCGGCAAATATTAACGTACCCGATAAGCAATCAAACATTGTCAATAATGGCGTTAAAACGTTTGTACCAAATTGTGCGAGCGTAATCGGAAATGTACCGTTGCCCGTTTATGTATTTAAGACGCCGTACAAACTTTCCGATAATCTTAATTATTTCTTTGAGATTGGAGCAAAAACAAGTTCAGCCAGAAAAGTTGGATATAAGACAATGACAATTTCGTTTTGGGGGCGAAACAATTCGACATGGAATTATTATACCCCGAAATTCTTTTGGAGCGACGGAAATATAACCCCGGTGCGTTTGTGTATTAGTTCTGACGGCTTTATTTGTATCGCCATAGGAGCCGACAACACGCCATTATCAACAACGTTGGGGGGCAACCTTGCGTTGTATATAAAAAAGGTTGGATTGGATGGGGTAGACAGCCGCGTTGTTATTCCCGCACCTATATACGACGGTTGGAGCATTTCCGGGATGCAAAGTTTGGATAACACATATACAAATGTATTCCAAGCCGAAAACGGAAATAGTGGAGAACAACAAATGCAAAACGGATACCAAATAAAACCAACCCCAACGTCAGTTGCAACCACATTTACGCCATTGGTTGCCGCCGATTTGGGTAGTTCAAAACATCCGGGTTATAAAATGAAAATTGCATTGCCCGCCGCTTTTACCCCGTCATTAAATGCGGCTTATCGTATGCGCATACAGATAAAGGATATATCAAATAAAGGGTATGGCATTACAGAGGCAGTATTGGAATTTTGGGGGCGTTTATCGTCTAAAATCCAATACGGCGTAATTTACAAAGATGCACGTTTCCCAATGAGTGTGCGTGTTGGGTTAAATGGAACACGTTATTACGTGTTGTTAGATGGCGATTTGTGGGGTTATACCGTTGTTACAATACCGGAATTTACCGTCTATAACAATACGACGGTAAATAATGCGTTGCAAAGTGATTTTATTTTTGGTACATATACCGAGGACGAATTGACGGATTATGTAGAAGTATATACGCCCCCGGTTTATAAGACGGCAACCGTTGATTACGTCAATGATGCAATTGAAAATATAAATAGTGTTGTACAACCTGTAAAGGCAAAGAGTTACGCAATATTTGGTTCCTCAAAATCCACGACACGAAATGCTTATTCCGGTTGGTTGGCTTATTTAGTTGACGGTTTATTGACCCTTTCAAATAAGACAACTAATTTAATAACAACGGGAACCGTTACAAATCGTCCATATAACCAAAAGGCATTGACAAATACAGCCAATGGAATTGTTAATAAAAAAATAACGGGGATTGGCAGTTCATTAACGTTTACCGTATTCGGTTCGCACGTTGATTTAGTGCAATTTATTGAACGGACAACCAATTATGCAACATTTGATATTTACGATAATGATGTAAAAATTGGTTCGTTCAACAATCGTAATAAAACGATGTTAGGGCAACGTACACAAACATTCGCCGGAACGGGTGCGCAAAAGTCTTTTGTTATCGACCATTTGGATAGTTACAATTTTGCCGTTACGGTTAACGGAGCGACGCAAACGGTATCTATGAACCCCGGTTTGTCCGGCGGCGATTGTTACGCAGTTCGTACAATAATGACGTTTGCCCCGTATAATGACGGGCAACCCCGCCGTATATTGTATTTCCCGGTTGCCCCGGCGAATGGCGCAACAATTCAATTGACGTATAATGTAGGACGGGCAATTGGTTTTACTCAATCGGATTTCAACGAAGATGAAAACGGGAATACAGAAAGTGTAAACCCCGTAAATATCGCAAGCCTTACGGCGGATGCGGTTACACGTTTGGGTTATCCATTAAGTCCGGTTATTAACAACCCGGATGCGGTATTGCGTTTTTCATTTGACGCATACGGTATGCACCGTATCAAAATAGTAATTACAGGCGGAACCAATCCGTATTTCGATTTTGATTTTGCGTGCGCCGAATTAAATAACTTTATGAACGCCGCATTTGGCGGGTATGATTTGGCAAGGGCTATTAGTGAAAGCCAATGGCACGATTGGCGATGCGTTCGTTATTTGCCTTATTTTGACGTTCTAATGTTGGAATATGGAACAAACGATGACCGTTACCAAATCGACCGGGTATTGGTTCGGGAACAAACATTTACGTTGGAGGAAATAAAGAACGTCAAGTTAAAGGAGGTTATTTATATTACCAATACGGGCAATACAAGTTTCGCCACGGGTTTATGTACCGGAACAATACAGGCAATTACGCCTTTCTCTTTGACGTCTGACGATATTAAGGCGTCGGAAATTGAGGTTGGCGATTTTATCAAAATCGGCGAATATCATAGCGATTGGCGAGAATTTGCGGTTAGAACAGTTGCAACGGTTGATAAAGTAAACGGCGTTGTTACATGGGTTAAGCCGTTCAGCGTATCGGAAATTTGGCATTACAATAATTTATCCGATATGGTCGGCGCACAATTCGCCGTTCGTCGATTGGGTCAAGTTCGCACGAATTACAACACATTGGTTGAGAAATTCAAGGCGTCAAATCCTAATGCGCAATTATTGGTCGTTGGTATGAGTGCATTTAATACGAACGATTATTGTAGCGGTTGGGGATATAACGAATTGCAACAGGAAATAGCCAACCAATACAACGGTAAATTCGTTAATATATCCGATGAACAAATACGTTTTAACGACGGTGCATTATCCAACCCGAAAATTATAAACATACCGTCGTCGGGCGTTGCGGATTATGTGGTTGACGGGGCGGAAGTCGGTAACGTCAATCGTGCGTTCCGTGTATGGGTTAACGGCGTTGATGTTACCGGAATTGATGCGTATGTTGAGCGTACCGACGGTTGGTTTGTTACGTCTGACGTTGACCCGTCGTTAATTCATTTAACACAAGGTCAAGATTGGAACCAAGTTGTATTGTTTGCAACCGATTACGCCGTTAAGCCTGTAAGGGTTCATTTTTACGGGAATGTTCCGGCGTCAAGCGATACAATACAATTGGTTGTCGGCGGTTTTGGTTGGAGTGACGACGGGGTACACCAAACAGAAAGCGGAAACCAAACATACGGAAGTTGTATTTTAAAAGCAATTACCCAATAACTAACTAATGGGAGGGCGGGAAACCGCCCGCCCTATTTCATTTATGAATATGCAAGAACGTAACATTATCAACGGAACAACCACGGCGGTTGTTGCACCCTTGTTAGACTTTTATAATAGTCTTATTCCCTTTTTGATTTTAGCCATTGTTTTAATTTTCGTTGATAGTCGTTTCGGAGTTGCCGCCGCAAAGAAACGAGGGGAGCCAATACGCACGTCCCGCAAATGGCGTCGGGCAATAAACAAGTTGGTCGATTACATTTGTTGGGTAACGTTGGCGGGGTTATTCGGTCAAACGTTCGGTACGATATTAGGGATACCGATATTGTCCGGGTTGTTACTGTTAATCGTGTATGGTATCGAAATTTCAAGTTGTTTTAATAACTATTTTGAGGCAAAAGGGATAAAAAAGAAAGTAAACATTTTCAAATTATTTAATCGCCCGGAGGTCGAACGATGTATTGAGGACGTGCCGGACAAAGAAAAGGAGGTAAAAGAATGAAACCAATTGTTTTGTTAGACAACGGACACGGCAAAGAAACAGCCGGGAAGCGTTCCCCCGTTTGGGGTGACGGGTCGCAACTGTTTGAATGGGAGTTTAACCGGGATATTGTGCGCCGTATTGCCAAAAAGTTGGAAGCGGACGGCGTACCGTACCGGGTGTTAGTCCCGGAGGAAACCGACATACCGTTGGTTGAACGTGTAAAACGAGCCAACAAGATTTCCAAAGAGAACAACGGCAAAGTATATGTATTAAGCATACACGCCAACGCCGGAGGCGGTACGGGTTGGGAGGTTTACACTTTGCCCGGAGAAACGAAAGCGGATGCAATCGCCACGGTATTTGCCGAGGAAGCGCAACGGGTATTCGTTCCGGACGGTTGGCGTATGCGTTTCGATTATGCCGACGGCGACCCGGATAAGGAAGAGGCGTTTTATATCCTCAAACACACGAGTTGCCCGGCAATTCTTACGGAAAACTTTTTCATGGATACCGAAAAAGATTGCCGTTTCATAATGAGCGACGACGGGCGGGAGCAAATCGCAGATTTGCACGTTGCCGCAATCAAAAGGGTTATTAAACTTTAATTCATAACGATATGACAAAAGCAGAAAAGAAAGAGTATTTGCAACAGTTAGTCGCAAGTCAAGGGAACCAATCCGGTATCAGCATTTCCCCGTTATTAGACGCAATTATTGGCGATTGCGAGGACGTTTTTACGGTTACGGTCGAGGACAACGAAGAAGATACGAAGAACGTAACCAACCCACAATCGGAAATTGACGCATTTATTGACGCCGTGAACGCCGACCCGTTACACAATATACCAAAGGTTTATATTTCGGGCGTTGTAATTTCCTTTGCTCAATTGGAGATTAACGAGGACGAAATAAATAGTACGGTTGAAATGACGGGCGGACATTATGTTTTGACGTTGAGCAAAACGCCCGAAAGTTCGTTAATCATTTACACGGCGAACGTATGAAAAAGTATTTGATTTTGGCGGCAATCATTTTGGCGGTTGCCGCCGCCTTTTGGGTGCAACACGTCAAAATAAAGAGGTTGACCGAGGAACGGGACAGATACCGGAGCAATACAGAAATACTATTGGAGGACGTCAAGATATACCAAACGAAAGACAGTTTGAACGCAATCAAAGTTGGAAATTTGGAGTTGTCATTGGCGGAATACAAAAAGTACCGGGCGGACGATTTGGCGTTAATAAAGACGTTGCAGACAAAGAACCGGGATTTGGAACGGGTTACAACAACCCAAATGGAAACAATCAACGAATTGCGGGCAACCGTCCGGGATAGTGTTGTATATTTGCCCGGCGATACGGTTACGACCGTTTTACGTTGCGTCGATATTGTCGAACCGTGGTTTGAGTTGCACGGATGCGCCACGCCGGACGGACAATTTACCGGGACGCATATAAACCGGGATAGTCTGTTGATTGTCGAAACGGTACAATACAAACGGTTTTTGGGGTTCCTTTGGAAAACCAAAAGGATAAAGAACCGGGAAATTGATGTTGTAAGCAAGAACCCGGCAACAAAAATATTGGGCGTTGAGTATATCGAAATTGAGGAATAAAACATAAAAAACAATCGTTTTTATGCGGGGGATACAATTAAATGTATCCCCTTTTTTATTTTGCCCGTTTTTAGCCCCGTACGGCGATTATATTTTAAAAGTGGATAACTTATATATCCAAGCAAAGAAAGTTCATTAAAACGGAAATTTTCCAAAAATAACTTTACCTTTTTGTTGTTCGTAAATTAAAAATATATCTTTTATATTTGCACAATCAAAACCCCAAAATATAAGTATATGGAAATTTGGAAAGATGTACCGGGGTATGCCGGAAAATATGCGGTTAGTTCATACGGTCGCATAAAATCAGTAAAGAGCGGTTTAATACTAAAACCAACGCAAAAGGTTTGCGGGGGTCTGCAATTAAAATTGAGTAAGGACGGGAAAGTTACGACCGTTCAAGTTAGCCGGGTTGTCGCAATGGCATTTATACCGAACCCGGATAATAAACCAAACGTTGACCATATCGACGGGGTGCGGTATCATAATTTCGTCGAAAATTTGCGTTGGTGTACGCAGGACGAAAATATGAATTATGAATTGGCGATTAAGAATAAAACCCGATACAATGATAAAATACAAGGTTTAGGATATGACGGAAAAGTGGTTGTTGAGTTCGCTAATTATAAAGAGGCGGTTAAAAAGGGGTTCAATCGGGCATTGATAAAAAAGAGTATCGACACGGGAAAGCCATACAAAGGAATTTACTACAAACACCAAAAATAAAAGAAAATTCTTTTGGTATTTAAAATAATAGTTGTATATTTGCAGTACGATAATACAACGATGGGGCGTTTTCCCCGGACAATTAGAGAGCGTAACAATGAATACTCAAAGCATTTACAACGGATTAGCATACACAACAAGTGAAATTAACCGCAATTACAAAATCAAGGTTGCCGGAATGGTAAACGGGAAAAAGGTTAATATGTTGGTAGGGGTTGCCGGATTAATCCGCATTGTCGGCGACATTGAATTGGTTAACCGTCTTTTAAACCGTGCGTTCAACTGTTACGGCGACAAAGAGGTTTGCAAATTGCGCCGAGGCGTCAAAATTACGTTCTATTATTCGTAACCAACGACCGGGCGTTTTCCCGGCAACAAATAATATTTTCAAAAATGAAATCAGATGTTAACGGCGTAAGCCAATGCCAAAAAGGAACCGAGAATTACGAAACGTTTTATACGACAATCAGACGTAAAAAAACAAAGTTGGTGCAATACGATTTTCGTAATGAGGACGGCGAATTGTTCACGTGCGTAAAGCCAACATTAACCGAATGCCGAAAAGCAAGGGACGAATATTTTAAACCCGTCGTTGTGGTTTATACCCCGGAGCAATTCAAAGAATTAGGATTTGACGGGGAAATTGCAAAGTATATGCGAGAACATACCAATACGGCAATCGTCGGCGATATTCCCGGAGTTGACCGCCCGTGTTGTTACTTATGAAACAGCAAGCCGCAACGGGGAACCATTCGAGGAAAGTATAAAGAAACACGGAATTTCCAACGTTAAACAACCGCTTTGTACCCGTGAATTGAAAACACGAACAATTAACGCATATATGCGGGCAATTGGTTGGAAAAAATACCATAGGGCAATCGGTATTCGTATTGATGAAATCGACCGAATAAATCCAAATTATAAAAAGGAACGGATAATTTACCCGCTTGTTTCAATGGTGCCGATGCGTAAGGCGGATATTTTCAGTTTTTGGGAACAACAGCCGTTCACGCTTAATTTAAAACCATATCAAGGAAATTGCGATTGCTGTTTTAAAAAATCATTGCGTAAGTTATTGACGATTGCAAAAGAGGAACCGCAACGTTTTGATTGGTGGGTTGAAATGGAACGAAAGTACGGGGAATACGTCCCGGAAAGCAAAAAGAACAATCCAAAAGCAATACCGCCGTTTCATTTTTTCCGGGGCAATGTATCAGCGACGGAAATTTTGGAAATGAGTAAAACATTTACCGACGTCGTTAAGGACGAACGAACCCAACACGCACAATTAACGTTATTCGGGTTTGATTTGGATATTTCAAACGGTTGTTCTGAAAGTTGCGAAGCATTTTAAAAGAGGACCCCCGGACGTAACAGATACGCCGGGGGGTCGGTACGCAGTAACCGAGAGCGATTTTTGGTAATGCGGTATTGCAAAGGTAGGTAAAAAATCGGATATTTCACGCACCCGGCAAAAATGATTTCGCAAAACAAAGATTATATTTTTGGTAATTAAAAAAAATCTTTCTACCTTTGCAGAACAAAAGATTAACAGCCTACCCGGAGGGATACCGGGAAGTGATATGAAAATAAAAGAAAGTGAGCAATTAAAGATGTTGGCGACCGAAAGCGGGAAAACAGCCAACCAAGTATCCGAAACAATCGTTACGGAGTTAATCAACAAACAGATTATCGAGAACATAAGCGACAATTGGGGGTTCCCGGTCGCCGATTGTTACGAACGGGATGTTTTCGTAGTGGAAATGGTGGACGTTATCCGGGCAATTGGTATTTCCCCGGTTCGTTCCGTCCATTTGGACGCCCTGTTGGAATGTGTATTGATTGGCGACGATGATTGCCCGGAGTGTGGCGGGGAAATGGAGGTTACAGACGGCGAATATAGACGTACCGGAGGCGACGGATATTTGACCCCGCCGGAATATAGCCCGATTTGGGAGGAAAAAACGTGCCGCAATTGCGGATATAAAGAGAGCAACGAACCAAGTTATTAACAAAAAAAATTTAAGTTATGGCATTGAGATTAAAAGTAAACGAAGCAATCGCCCGTTCCGAGGCGAACGGGAAAAAGGTTTTGAAAAAAGACATTGCCGTCCGTCTTTTTGAGGGTGCAAGCGAGAGCGCACAACAGGTAAATATGACGAATTTGTGTAACGGCACAACCAAACGAATTGTCCCGGAATGGGTCGTTATTCTTTGCGAAATGTTGGATTGTACGGCGGATTACCTGTTTGGCATGGAGGGCGGAAACAATGAAAAGTAAGTTTATCGAATGGTTGGAAGCCGCCGCCGAAACCATGTTTTCCGGGTTGTTTCAAGCGAAAGCCCTAATTGTTACGTTTGGCGCATTGGGGTTATGTTGTTTGATTGGCGCATTTTGGAACCCGTGGCAATTGTTACTTGTGGCAATGTGCGCCGCAATGGTATTATGTGGAATTTCAGAATATAAAAAGTATAAGTAATGAGAGCAAAGAGCGATAAACCGGGCGACCCGGTAAAAGAGGTTGCGGGAACCGTCGGCAATGTTGCCCCGGATATGTTCCCGGAGATTAACGAGGAACAACAAACAATTATTCCCCCGTTCGTTGAGGTTCAACCGGAACAACCAACCGGAGTGTTTGAGATAATACCGGGCATGACGGTTGAGGAAATGACGGCAATGTTTTTCGACGAAAAAACATTGATAGAACCCCCGTATAAAGTTTGGCAGTTAAACAGCAAGGGACACCGATATTATTACCGATATGACGACGCCGGGAACCCGGAGTTTTTCCCGTCGGTTACAACCATATTGTCCCAAACATTACCCAAAGCCCCGCACCTTATAAATTGGATTGCGAACAAAGGCATTGAGGAAGCCGAGCGATACAAAGGCGAACGGGCGGCGTATGGAACGTTTATGCACGCCGCATTTGAGGAATTATTGATTAACCGGGCGTATGATTTGGACGGACTGAAAGGCAAACTAAAAGAATACATTGAGGTTTACCGATTGCCGGACGACTTTATTTATTACGCTGACGATTTGAAAAAGGACGTATTGGCGTTTGCGCAATTCGTGTTGGATTATGATGTACGACCGTTAGCCGTTGAAATTGCGTTAGTACACCCGTATTACAAGTACGCCGGAATGATTGATTGCCCGTGTACCATGCGGGCAAAGATTGGAAGCGACGACCGGATTAACGCAATTGTCGATTTCAAAAGCGGGCGCAAAGGCTTTTACGAGGAAAGCGAAATACAATTGGGAATGTACCGGGATATGTGGAACGTTAATTTTGAGCAATTCCCCGTTACCCGTATTTTCAATTTCAGCCCGAAAGATTGGCGCAAAAAACCGTCGTACAATTTGAAAGAGCAAACCGAAAGCCCCAATATACGAAAAATTCCCTATCTGTTGGAGATTGCCGCCATTGAGGACGAAAAGCGGGATAATACGTTTACGGCGGTTAATGGTATGGTTGTTTTGGACGATAACCCGGATTTGTCCCAAAATGTAATATCGTTGTCTTTGGCGGAATTGATTAAGACGAAAGCCCCCAAAGAGGCGACCCCGGACGAAACCACGGACGCCGCCGATACCGTCAAAGCGGATGCGGTTGCCCCGGAACAAACGCCGGAACCGGAAATTAAGAAAACAAAGATTGTGAAACGCACCGGGAAAACGGCAAAGGAGGCGGAAAAGAAGCCCGCCACGGGACGAAAGACGGCAAAACGGACGGTTGCACCGGAAAAGGAACAAAAGCCCGCAAATACCATTAAAAAGCCCAAAAACGAGAATAAGAAAAAATTGTTGAACGACGACCCCGAAATTTAATGTTATGGTTTGCAAATGCGAGGAAAGCAAAAAGCCAATAGAACAACGAAATTGAACGGTTTTACAATTAAAATGCAATTATTCCGCTTTTAACGGTCGCCGATATACGCCAAGCGATTACAGTTGTGTGCATTGTAATTCATGCCGGGCGGTATGGCGCACAAAAAGCGATTATGTTATAAAATCAGTAATAAAAAAGAGCGATGAAAGGACGAATAAGACGACCGGAGGCGGAAAAATCCCGTTTGATTTTGCCCCGTGTCGGACAAATAAAAATCGGAATGAAAAACGCCAACGGATACCCGCAAAGCGTGGATTATTTCATACCAACGGGAAAGTATGCCGGGTTATTTACACAGGCATACGGCGAAAAGCCCCAAACAATCCAAATCGTTTTCCCGGACGACGACCCGGCGAAAGTATGTAACGAGCGGTACGAGTACCGGGACGACGACGGACGATTGATTGCGGCGGGCGACGGCGAAACGTTCCAAGTTTGGGACGGCAAGAAGTACGAAACGTTGACAACGGAAAAGTACCCAAATTTGATGCAATCCATTACAAAGCGTTACCCCAACAAGAAAAGTAAACAGGACGGACACGACGGTTGGGAAATTACGTTGACGTTGAATTTTATTGTACCGTTGGTACGTGGCGTTGCCGGGGTATGGCAGTTTGCAACAAAGGGTACGGCGTCCACAATTCCACAAATACGGGAAACGTTCGACGGTATGTTGGCGGAACGGGGATTTTGTAAGGGAATTATATTTGATTTGAACGTACAATTTGCCACGACCCAAAAACCCGGCGATAAATCCCGTTTCCCTGTTGTTTCATTGGTTCCGAACGAAAGCCCGGACAATGTTTTAAGAGTGCGCAAAGCGTGGGAACCTGTTAAACAATTGGAGGGTAGAGATAATGGCAACGAATAATACAATTACCCGGCGTAAATACGACCGGGATTATTGCCAAATGGCAAACGAGTTCTTAAAAGATACCCGTTTGAGTTGGAAAGCAAAAGGAATAATTGCATACGTCCAAATGTTGCCGGACGATTGGGTTTTGAATATGCGAGATTTGACGAACCGGGCAACCGACGGTCGGGACAGTCTGTATAGTGGTATTAAAGAGTTGGAAAAGTTCGGGTATTGCTCAAAGATTATGCAAAGAAACCCGGACGGTACAATTGCGGGGTTTGCTTATGAGATTTGCGACAAAGCAATTTTTCAACCATTTACGGAAAATCCGGTTAAGGATGCACCGCAACCGGAAAACCCGGATACGGTTAAACCGGATACGGAAAAACCCGACCCGGAAAACCCGACGCTAATAAATACTAATAATACTAATGACCCAAATAAACCAAATACTAATCAGAGTAAACCCGCCAACCCTGTTGTCGGGGATTTGTTCCCAGAACAACAGGATTTGAAAAAGGATAAAAAAATAACGTCCATATTTCGCAATTCCGATGTTTACAAATTGGTTAAGTTCGGGGCGGACGGCGTAAATGATTATTCCGAGTTTGAAAAACTGTTTGCGACGCCGGAATTTGAAAAGGTCGATTTGATTTATTATTTCCACACGGTCGCCGATTGGTCGGAAACCAAACAGGGAGTTAAGCGAACCCGCACGGGTTGGATTGCGACGGTACGCAATTTTATCCGGGGCGACATTGAGAAAAAGAAATTGCATTTGAAACCGGAATACCAAGCCCCGCAAAAACTGTTGAACGTGGCGGGCGCAATGGAATTTCTTAACAACGATTATTGATTATGGAAAATTTGCCGGAAACAGTAAATACGCAATCCGTGGCGTTGGCGATATGCAACCCAACGCCCGGTACAAAAGCAATCGACATACGCCGACAAATGTTGCAATTACCGGAGGTTGCCAAATCGGTATCCGGGGTTGAAAAGTACATTTTCGCCGCCTCAACGAAAATGCAAATTGCCGATATTGACGACGGCACGTTGATTGCGAAAACCGGGCAAATGTTCCGGTTTATTGCAATGGACGTCGGGTATATAATCCCGACCAATCCGGAAGATTGGGCGTACATTTGTACCCGGTTGTTGGATATACTCAAAAAATACTATTCGCAAATGACATTGGCGGATATTAAGTTGGCATTTGAGTTGGCGACAACCGGGGAATTGGACGACTATTTGCCGAAAGACAGTCAAGGCAACCCGGACAAAAAGCATTACCAACAGTTTAACGCCGATTATTTCGCAAAGATATTGAACGCATACCGCCGGAAACAAAACGGGGTTATACATAAAGCGTATAAGGCATTGCCGGAGCCGAAAAAGGAATTGACGCCGGAGGAAAAACGGTATTATCACAACCAAACCGTCGCCCGATGTAGGGAGGTATTTTTGCAATACAAATATACCGGGCGGTTTGTGTTGGGGATTACTGACGGAATGTTAATTTATGATTGGTTGCGAAAGTTGGGTTTTGCCAATGAGGTTGCCGGAACCGAAGACGACCGCAAACAAGCATTTGCCCGATATATGCAACGTGTTGCCCGTGGGTTCGTCAACAAGTACGAGGCGTACCACGTCCAACGTAAGGGAGCCGACGCCCCGGAGTTGGATTTTACGGCGTATGAGATAGCGAGGGACAAAGAGATTGCCCGGACGTTTGACCGAATGATTGCCGACGAATTACAGATTGATAACTATTTAGATTTTTGGAAATGAACAAAATAACGATTGATTGTATTATTGGGATTGACCCCGGAAAAACCGGGGGGATTGCCGTTTGGCGTCCGAACCATAAAACCGAGGTAATAAAAATGCCGGGCGACCTTATGGAGTTGCGGCAATGGTTTAATTATATGAGGACTATTTGCCGCCCGTTGGTATTCGTCGAAAAGGTGCAATTGCGCCCGGATGATATAACCGACAACCCCGGTAAAGCGTTCCGGGTTCAAAAACTGTTATCCGAGTTCGAGAAACTGAAAACGATAATTGCCATGTGCGACGTACCGTTTGTTTTAGTACACCCCCAAAAATGGCAAAACGAATTGAAATTGCGAGTTAAGGGGGAGGAAAAGCCGGAGCGCAAAAAGCGATACCAACGAGCCGCCGCCGATTATTACCCCGATGTTAAGGCGACATTGTGGAATGCCGACGCCCTTATGATAATGCACTTTGGACGGTACATTTTACACAACAATCCCCGTTGGGTTTTGGAGAATTTGCCCGCCCCGATGCACGACCGGTTGTTTTAAGCCCCGTATTTCGATTATTTTGTTTAAATGGGTAAAAGTATGGTAGACGAAAATAAAATCCCGCAAATCGAAAATCCGGCAAAAATAACATTGGAAGAATTGGCGTACATGGTTAAACAGATGCGCCACAACCAACGGAGGTGCGAACGGAACCCAACGCCGGAAAAGATTGCAACCCGGACGGCATGGGAACAAAAAGTTGACGGCGTTATTGCCGTCTTAACAGATACGCAAATGAAATTATTTTGATTTTATCCCGGTACGCTTTGCGCCGTATCGGGATTATTTTTTACCCTAATATGAAAAAATAAAAAGAAAAAGTTTTGGTAATTAAAATATTTACCGTAATTTTGTGGCATGAAATAACAACGACCGGGCGTTTTCCCGGAAATAAAAACCAAGAATATGGATACATTAGAAACAGCAAAACAGACAAAAACGGCTTATTTCATTGAGTACGTTTACCCAATCGACGTATACGGCAAACAGTCGTTTTATTTTCAGTTGGTACGAACCAAAGATTGTGCGATATTATACGCCAATGAAAATATAAATAATGTTTTTATAGCGTGTTGGAAAATGGATATTTCGCATAAAGACGTAACGATATGGTAACGGATGAATTGGGAGCCGTTCGCCATACAATGACGGCAAAAGAGTTGGGCGACCTGTATAAGCGTTTGGAAAACTTTATTGCTGATTGCACCCGGTCGGAGGTTGACACCAACCGGGATGCGCTTAACAAGGTGCAAAGCATGATACACCAAAGAATGAGATTAACAAACAAATAAGCAGTAACCGCCGGGGGAAACCCCGGCATAAAAGAGCGAAAAAATGATTATCAAAAAGTTAGAGTTGTTGAATTTCCAAGTAATTAAGGAGTTCAACGCAGATTTTGAGGGTAATGTATATTTCATTACCGGGGACAATGAGTTGGGAAAATCCACGCTATTAAAGGCAATCGGGGCGTTGTTGACGGGGAACCGGGACGCCGTTTTGCGTAATGGAGAGGATAAAGGGTTTGCCAAAATGGTTGTCGGCGACGACGGCGAGGAATACGACGTTGAATTGCGGTTTACCAAAGCCAACCCCCGTGGTACGTTATCAATCAAACAGAAAACAACCGGGATGCGGTCGGATAACGTAAGTATGTTGCAAAAGGTTTTCGGATATACGGATTTTGACGCCGTAGAGTTTTCCCGGTGGTCTGAAACCGCCGAGGGTCGCCGAAAGCAAGTGCAATACGTCCGGGCATTGTTGCCGGAGAATGTGCAAAAACGTATTGCCGAGATTGACGCCGAGGTTATGACGGTTAAGGAGAAAAGAAAGGACGCCAACGCCGAGGTCAAGACGTACACGACCATTTGCGCCGCCGCCGAAAAACAGTTGAAACCGGGCGACGTCAAAACGTATGCCGAGAAAATCGACATTGCCGATTTAATGGAGGAACAAAACGAGAACGCCCGGTTGATTGAGAAAGCGAAAACCGTGCGTACCGCATTGCAAACCCGGACGGAACAATTGGAGGCAATCCCCGGTCGTATCAAAGCCGCCGAGGAAACCAAGAATACAGAGATTGACGCCGCAATAAAGTATGAGGCGGAAGCCCAAGCCGAATACGACCGGATTGTTGCCGAGGCAAAAAAGGCATTGGAAGCGGCAAAGAAAAAGAGCAAAGCGGATGCGAAAGCCGCCGCCGACAAATACGACGAAACATTGGCGCAAATCCAAACGGATAAAGCCAATTACGAAACCCGTAAGAACAACGCCGCCGCATGGTTGGCAAGGTACGAGGAAAACAACCCGGAGAATTTGGATACAGCCGAACGCCTCAAACAAGCCGAGGAACACAACAAAATCAATGCGTTAGTTGTGGACTATCTGACGAAGAAAAATCAAAAGGACGTCGCCGAAAAGGTCGCCCAAACCCACGAAAAAAAGTTGTCGGACTTGCTCAAAGAGCGGGAATCCCTTATTGCGAAATCGGAATTGCCGATTGCCGGGTTGACGTTCACGGACGACGGGTTGGAGTTAAACGGCGTGCCGTTCGTCGCCGGGAAAGTTTCGGATAGTCAGATAATGGAGGTTGCCGCAAAATTGATTATCGCAAGCAATCCGACCGTTAAGGTATTCCGCATTGCGAGGGGCGAAAGTTTGGGCGCAAAACGTCTGCAATCCCTTATAGAATTAGCCAGGAAAGAAGGGTATCAAGGATTTATTGAGGAAGTCAAGCGAGGACAGGACGATTTAATTATTGAGGAATACAGCGAAATAGAGTAATTAACCGGGGGGCGGGTTCCCGTTCCCCCTTAATAGCAAAAACAATGGCATATACATTGAAAGAAAATTTGAAACGTTGGGCGGAACAATACGAAACCGCCGATTTTATCAATGCAGACCCGGTGCAAATCCCGCACCGTTACGATAGCCGGGTAAATATCGAAATATCCGCATTTGTTACGGCGTGGATTGCGTGGGGAAACCGTAAACAGATAATCAAAAAGGCGGATTTTATCGACCGTGAAATTTTCAAGGGCGAACCGTATCATTACATTATCGGCAATACTGTTAAGCGTGGGAACCGTCCCGAATGGGAACAATACAAAGGAAGTACCGATTGTTTGTACCGGACGTTTACGTTTGGCGATTTTCACGACCTTTGCGAACGCCTTTGCGACGTGTACACGGTTTACGGTAATATGGAGGCGGCAATAAAGAATACACAGAACGGGGAAAAACCAATTGCAACGTTGCAATCGTTGTTCGGTTCCGTTAATGGTATCTCGGATTTTGAAACCCAATCAGCGTGCAAACGGTTGTGTCTGTTTTTGCGTTGGATGTGTCGCAAGGGTTCCCCGGTTGACTTTGGATTGTGGGACGTATGCGAACCCCGTAATTTGATTATTCCGTTGGATACCCACGTACATAAACAGGCAATCCGATTAGGATTAACCACACGCCGGACGCCGGATTTGCGCACCGCCATTGAGATAACCGACCGTTTCGCCGAGATATTCCCGGACGACCCGACCAAAGGGGATTTTGCATTGTTCGGGTATGGCGTCAACAAAGGAACTGTTGCCGGAATAAATGAGATTGCCGAGGCGACGAAAAAGGGAACCAAAGCCCAAAAGAAAGCCAACGAAGCAATTGCCGCCGCCGTCCCAACCCCGGTTGCGGATTTGAGTATTGCGGACGTTCTGAAAATGCCGTTGTTCTTTGATAATGTAAAAGCCCAATTAACGAGCCTTTGGAACGACCGAGAAACCGCCCGTATGAAAGCCGCACGGAAAAAACAACGATTGAAAGCGCACGTTATCGACCGTATGCACAACAACGGCGATTGGGAACCGGGACAATTCGTTGTTCTTTTCGCAAGTATTTTGGATAAAGTCGCAACCGGGTATTCGTCGAGTGAACGGGAATTTATCCGGGCGGTTGGAATGACAGCGTTTAATATTACCATGCAAAAGTTAATCGACGATGAGAAAAAGAGAGATAACAGCAACGGGAACGATAAACAATAACGGTGGGTTGGCAATGTACATGGGGGAATTAAACGAGTTTTTCAAAGGTTGGAAAGGTTCCCGGATAATTGCCCGGTTCATTGTAGCGTCGCCCGGTTCGTCCGAGGCTTTGAAAGGCTATTATTTCAACTATGTTGTACCCACTTTTCGGCACGCCATTTGGGAGGCGGGCGAACGTCTGACGGAGGAACAAACAGAACGGAGGTTGCGGGAGTTTTCCCCAATTATGTACGTCGAGCGGGTCAACGAGGAAACCGGGAAATATTCCCACGAATTGCGCACCGTGGCGGAATTGTCGAACGCCGAGTTAATCGAGCATATCGAAACACTCAAACAGATTGCCGCCGAGGAATACAACACGTATATTGACGACCCACGAACGTTGTAAGATTGAGCAAACGCCCAACGACGACGGGCAAAAACGATTATTTAACGAATAAAAAAGTAACGAGAGTATGAAATTTGAATTAAAAGACATTTGTTTTTTCGATTGCGAAACAACAGGAGTACCCGCAAAGGGTTTGAAATGGGATGCGGATTTTAACCAATTCCCGCACGTCGTACAATTGGCGTGGGCGTTCGGCGACAAAGAACGCAGTTTTATAATTAAGCCGGACAATTACGAGATACCGCCGGAAACAACCGCAATACACGGAATAACGACCGAACGGGCAATTGCCGAGGGCGTACCGTTTGCCGAGGTCGTGGACGAATTTTTGGCGGATGCCGCCGCCGCCCCGCTTGTATGTGCGCACAACATTTACTTTGATACGTCGATGTTGAAAGCAAACATTTTGCGCTATTGTGGCAAAGAGTATTACGACGCCAAATGCGAGGACGCATTGCATAAGGGAAAACGCATTGATACAATGATGAAAACTATTAAATTTGTCGGCGCATTGTATCAGAATGGCAAACCGGGAAAATTCCCCAAATTGGAGGAATTATTTGCAAAGTTGTTCCCCGGCGAAACATTCCCGGCGCACGACGCATTACAGGACGTTAAGGCATTACGCCGATGCGTCCCGGAATTGGTCAAATTGGGGATTATCGAGTTGAAACAAAAGGAATACCCGGAGGAACAAAGCAAAGCGAAATTTGAGCCGGAAAAGCCCGGAAACGGGGGCATTAAGTTTTACGACCCGAACCCCGTAACGGAGCCAATCGGAACCGGGAACCCCAAGCGGGAACCCGTACCGGAACCAATCCCGGAACCTCAACGCCCGACGGTCGCCCGGAATAAGACGACAAAGGATTTGTTGGACGAAACAGATTTTTAGAGTATGGCAAAGCGAACGAAAGACGAATTGATTGCAACGGAAGCCAAGGAACGGGAATTGTTCCAAGCCGAGTTAAAACGATACGTTGAGGAAGATTTGTAAAACCGAGCCGGGCGTTCCCGGCAACAAATAAATTATCAAAAAATGAGCGAGAAAAAAGAAACCGCAAACGTAATGCCGATATCGTCGGAAAAGTCGTTTGCATTATCGAAAGTCAAGACGTTAAAAGACGGCGGATTGGACGTACATTATGAAGTTACCGAAACCGTCGGTAATGAGAGTTACACGAACAAATACCACGTCGAAAGCGCAAAGGACATACACCCGGATTTGCGCAATTGCTTTGACAGGTTGCGCCCAATTATGGGGCGTATTTTCAATATCACGTCGTTTTTGTCCCTTATGGATACGCCGGATATGAAAGCCAACCAAAAGCAGAAAGACGCCGCCCGTAACTTTGCGGACGAAATGTTGAAAAACATTGAGGTTCGGGGCGTGTCCCTTTCCGGTCAAGACGATAACGTTGGGGTCGTCCTTACGGGATTGTTCACGGTATCCAACAACCAAAAGACGGCGATAAATTCGCCCCGTCTGAAATTCAGTACCGAAACGTTCGGTTTTGAGGAAGAATTGGAAGAAATCGTTGCGGACATAGAAAACGAGGTTTACGCATTTTTGTTCAAAGGCAAAAAGGCGCAATTGGAATTGTTCGGGGCTGACGGCGAACCCGCACCGGGTTTGGTCGCAGAACCGGAAAAGGAGGGCGGATTGTTCCCGGAGGTCGGCGACCCGGCTAACGAGGACGACCCGGAGGACGAAACGGCGGATATGTAAGCAATGGAGCCGATATTGCTAACAGACCGGGAGGAATACCAATTTGTAACCGATAGGGGGTTTTGCCCCCTATTGGATTACAAGCGGTTTACAATGGATATTCGGTTGCGTGTCGAAATCCAACGGGAATTGTTCGGACATTGCGTTTTTGGTCGTGGGAATATCCCACAGGCAAACGAACGGTTTTTTAGGTGGATTTGGGAACATAAGCCGCACCAATGCGAGGAAACATTGCGCCCGTTGTCGAGTTATTCCGCCGTTTATTGTTCGCATATCCTAACGAGGGGTTCATACCCGGAAATGGCGCACGACCCCCGCAATATCAATATCCTTTGTTTTGAGATGCACAACCGTTGGGAGAATGGCGACCGGGAGCGAATGAGAATATACCCGGCAAATATGCGGCTTATCGAGTTAATGAAAACAGAGTATCAACAATTAAAAATCCGGTAAATGAGAATAAAAAAGAGAACGCCCGATTATGGGGCAATTTCCCGGTCGTCAATCAAACGAGATTTTCAAAGGGTGCAAAGATACCCCAAAGAGGAAAAATGCCCGGAAATCGACGAATTGCCGAAAATAAATGCGGAACGCCGCATTATCCATATATCCGAAACAAGCGCATACGCCAAATTTGCCCTTTTCATTGTTGGCAAATTGATACGGATACGGGAAAAAGCCAACGTTGGGGGTAATTCATGGTATTGCGAGTTTGTACACGACGACGACCGTAAGGCGTTAAATATGGCGGCGGGTTGGTCGGACAACAAACGGGAATACCTGTTTGACGGTATTAAATTCAAAAAATAAAGTTATGAGCGTAAACAAGGTTATTTTATTAGGACATATCGGGAAAGCCCCGGATTTTAAGGAGTTCGACAACGGGGGTTGCGTGGCGACCTTTTCGTTGGCAACCACGAAACGAGGTTATACCACAAAGGACGGGCGGCAAATCCCGGAGCGTACCGAATGGCATAACGTCGTATTGCAAAATGGGTTGGCAAAGGTCGCCAATCAGTACGTCAAAAAGGGCGATAAACTGTATATTGAGGGCGAATTGAGAACCCGGAGTTATGACGATGCGCAAGGCGTCAAACGGTATGTTACCGAGATAGTCGCAACCGATATGGAAATGTTGACCCCGAAAGCGACCGGAGCCGGGGCGCAAGTACCGCCGCCGCCCGTGCCGGATGCACCCGCCCCCGACGGAAACGACGATTTACCATTTTAAGCCGTGGACGATATGGGAGCGATAAACGGACGGGTTATTTACAGCCCGAAAGGTAAAGCCGGGGAATACGCCGAGAACGCCGCCAATTTCTTTGTTGGTTGTTCCAACGGTTGTACTTACTGTTATTTGCGCAAAGGTCGTGGCGCAAAGGTATTGGGAGGCAGTCACCCGGAGTTGAAAAAGACGTTGCGGGAATATCCATACGCTTTGGATATTTTCAAAAACGAATTGTTGGCGCATAAGGAGGAATTGCAGAAAACGGGGTTATTCTTTTCGTTCACGACCGACCCGTTGTTGCCGGAAACGGAACGGTTGACCCGTCAAGCGGTCGGCGTTTGCCAACGTAACGGCGTCCCGGTTAAGATATTGAGCAAATGCGCCGAGGGGTTGAACCGCTTCATTGATTTTGCCGAGGCGTCCGAGGGTTGGGACGTGTCCCGTATCGCTTTGGGCGCAACGTTGACAGGTTGCGACGAATTGGAGCCGAACGCCGACCCAAATACGATGCGGGTTAATGTGTTGGCACGGGCAAAACGCCACGGGTTCCGCACCTTTGCAAGCGTGGAGCCAATCCCGCCGGGAATGTACGACCGGGCAATTGGGATAATCAAATTGTCGTATCCGTTCGTTGACCTGTATAAAATCGGGTTGCAGAGCGGCGGCAAATATCCGAAACGAGAAATACGATTGATTTACGACACGATTACGGAACATTGGGAGGGACGCCCGGAACAACCCCGTATCTATTGGAAAGATAGTATTGTTAATCCGTTAGGGATTGACCGGGGAAAATTGCCAGGGTATTGTATCCCTTTTAATTGGGATTTGTTTAACAATGAAAAGTGAAATACGGGTTGAGGTTCCCGCCGATTGCCGATTGGTCGGAGTAAGGACGGACGGCGATGTTGTCGTTATCATTTACGAGCCAATCCAAAACGTCCGGCAAATTGGATTTATCCATTACCCGGAACCCGACGACGAAACCGAGGAACCCGAAAATAAAAAGTAAATATGCAGTTCAGTAACAAAGATTACAACCCCGACCAACACGACCGTTGGCGGGCGTTGACGGTAAAGAACCCGTTTGCAACGCAATTGGTAACGGCGGCGTATGAGGACAACGGGGTTATTTATGGCGAAAAAACAATTGAGGTTCGCAGTAAGTCCACGACGTACAGGGGCGACCTGTTAATTTGTTCGTCAAAGAACCCGGATTTGCCGGGGTATGAAAACGGCGTAACATTGGGGTTGGTCGAATTGTACGACGTTAAGCCCGTCGCCGAGTTCACGCCGTTAGATTGGGAACAAACCCGGATACCCCCGGAAAAGCGAAAAGCGATAACAAAGGGGTACGGGTGGTTGATGCGCAACCCCCGCCGGGTTATTGAATTTCCGGTTAAGGGGCAATTGGGGATTTACAATTTGGTTTATACCAAAGATTGTATATTGCCGTACCCCGTAGCAATCGTAATGGATAAAAAGGGTTATGAATTAGCAGGAAAGGAGGCACACAATGAGTAAGGACAAACACGCCGTAAAAACAGGCATACACGTTGGGCGGGTCGGCGTCTATGTTTACGCCCGTGAGTATTGGCAATATAAAAGTTGGCAATTTGGGGTATCCATTGACGCAATAAACGGTTACGACCGTTATTTGGATTTTGAGTTGAAAGCGTTTTGTTTCGGCGTCGGTATCCGCTTTATTTGGATTAAACGGAAAAAGTAACCGGGGAAATCCGTATATTTGTGGACGATACGAGAGCGAAACAATGAGAGTAAAACAACCCGAAATATTCGACCCGAAAAGGGAGTACAAGCCCGGCGAACGTGCCATTTACAAAGGCATGGTTATTATTGCCGAGATATGGACGAAAGCCGCCCAAAGATTAGCAGACGAACCCGGAACCCTTTTTTGCCAACGGTGCGTCCGTTGCAAGATAGACCGGGACGTTTGCACCGGAGCGCATTTGCAATGCGATAAGTACAACAGAACCGACCGAAAAACGATATTTTGGCGGTTGGCATATCCGAAAACAGTAAGAACGAATAAAAAATTAGAGCATGACAGAAAGTAAGTTAAACCCGTTTGATGCGGAATTGTTGGTTATGATTGGCGATATTGCCAAAAGCCAACCGGAGGTCGAGGAAAAACCCGACCGTTACGAAATCACGGTTGACACAACCGAGATACAGGGAAACGCAATTGAAGCACTAAAACAGGCAGTCGCCGGACGATTGGGGAAACGCTTGTTAGTTACCCACACGTTAGACGCCGCCGTTGTTTTCAACGTCGAGTACGACCCGACGGAATACCCGGAACAAATCCGCACCCGGTTAGTTGAGCCGGACGCCACGGCGGGAACCCGATATTGCCGCACGTTGTTAGAAGTTGACGCAATACAGGTACGCCGGGACAATTTGGACGACCTGTTGAGATTTACCGGAGGCGGAACCATGACGATACCGAGAACCCCAAACGGGCGGGCGGTTTATTCGTTCCCGGACGGCAACGGCATTTTCATTGACGCCCCGGAAACGTACTACATTGTCCGGGAACCGGACGGACGATTGACAACCCGCCCGGAAAGAGAGTTTAACCGGGAGTTTGAGCCGAAAGGCGTAAGCGTACCGAAAGAACCCGGCGATAAGGGATGCGGGAATTGCGCCAACTTTACAAACGAGGACGTCAACGGGAACGGTTATTGCGAGGCGTTCAAATGCGAACAATCGTGCGGCGGTATGCCGTGCCAAGAGTACAAACCCAAAAATCAATAAAGCGATGAACAAAAGAGAAAAATTTTTGAAAGAGATTGCCGAGGTTATCAACCGTAATTCTTTGGAGGCGCATTTTAACGATACCCCGGATTACATATTGGCGGAAGTAGCAGTTGAAGCAATGGAGAATTTCGCCGAAGCGTCCGCACGGAGGGACAATTGGCACGGGTTCAAAGAAGCCGATAAGCCGGGCGAGGTTGTGCGGAATGAGGATTGCGACAATTGCCCGGTTCGGGGGATTTGCCCGGAGCATAAGAAGCCGGAGGCGTTCGACGTCCCAAAGGAGGTGCGAGCAATGGCGGAATTTTTCGGCAAGATGTTCCCCGGTTCCAAAGTAGAAATACACCGGGTCGAAATGCCGAAAAGGAACCCACGGGATAAACGCCGGGCAAAGAACAAAAGGAAAGGGGGCAACAATGGGAAAAAGTAATTGCCCCGGACAATCGAAGCCCGAAAAGATATGCGGAACGTGTCGATATTTTAACCCGGAATTTCCGGTAAATGGAAAGCCCGCCCCGGTATGTTTGGCAATAAAAGAAATGAAAGGGGGAACGGAATACAGCAACCCCCGTGGAACCCAACCGCATTTTCGTTGCTCAAATGGTAGGTACGAAATAGGCATAAGCAATTAGGCAATCAGCCCCGGAAACAAAGCCGGGGTTTTGCCGTTTATATGTGAGAGAGAACAAACGGTTGGCAATGTGCCGGAAAAGCCGTAAATTTGCCCCGTGGTTAAAAGATAACCGCCGAGATATAGAAAGTATTGGTTAAGACAATAAAGCCTCTTAAAATGGAAATTCCGTGCAAATAACTTGCAAAGGGTAAGCAACGTTTTAAGGAGGTAAACAGGGGAAAGGATAAAGCCCGGAACGAAAGAACAAAGGCAAAGGAGCCGATAAGGAACCAAGCCAAAGGACGAAAAGGCGTAAAAGGCAGATTTTGACCCCTGTTTGACATTAAAAGAGGTTAGACGATGGAAAAATTGAACAAAGGGCGAAAGCCCCCCGGATACAACAAACGTTCCGAGGAACAAAGGATTTACGATGTACGGTTTTGTGCCGACTTGTTTTTGCGTGGTTATTCGTATCGAGAAATTGCCGACGCATTGAACCGGGATTTGTCCGCCCGTGGCGTTGGTTATACAATTTCGTTTCAAATGGTTTATTACGATTTGCAACAATGCCTTATCGAATGGAAGCGGGAACGGTTGGAAACAATCGACGAATATGTTACGCAGGAATTGCGCAAGTTGGATAAAATGGAGCAACAAGCGTGGGAGGCGTGGGAGGTATCCAAAACCGGAAAGCAGCGCACCAAAGAGAAAACCAACCGGGGGCGTCCTATCAAAACGGATGCGACCGACGGCGACCCGGAATATTACGGGTATGACGAAACGACCGTTGAAACGTCGGCGGGCAATCCCCGGTTTTTGGACTTGCTGTTGAACATTCAACAACGCCGGGCAAAGATGTTGGGATTTGATGCGCCCGTTAAAATCGAGATACCCGGATACAACGCCGGGACGGACGACGATAAACCGAAATACGATGTTAAGGCAATCCCGGACGACCTGTTGTTTGCCGTCGCCGACAAATTGCAGTCCGCCGAATTTCAAAAGACAATCGCCGAGAAAGGAGGGGCGCAATAATGGCAAAGCGAATGAATGTTGTTAAACAGGTTGTAACCAAAACGAACCATTATTGCGGGGATTGCGGACACGGTGTTTGGTATTTCGACCATGAGAATTTAGATGTTGCAAATAGATTGCCGATTTGTTGCCGTTGTCCGTTTACCCCGAACCGTTCCCGGATAAGGAGCGAAACGGCGTGTTTGAATTGGATACCGAAAAAGCCCGGCGAATTGATAGTTACACCCGATAAAATTGTACGACCATGAGCAACGAGGAATTATTGAAGATGTACGAGGCAATCAAGGCAGACCCCGGCGAATTGGTGCGAGCCGCCGCCCGTAAACGTCTTATCAACTTTGCCCGGTATATGCAACCGGATTTGGTATTGGAACCGTTTCATGTTGTATATTATACCCTGTTGGATATGTTTGCGCATGGCAAAATACGAAAGATGATTGTACAACAGCCGCCGCAACATGGCAAATCGGAGGGGTCAAGCCGCAAATTACCCGCATTTATGTTGGGGTTAGACCCCGACCGCAAAATATGTATCGGTTCGTATGCGGCGACAATCGCACGGGATTTTAACCGGGACGTTCAACGAATAATCGACACGCCCCGGTATCGTGAATTATTCCCCGGCACGTACTTAAATGGGTCGAACGTCGTAACAATGGCGAATACCTATTTGCGCAATTCCGATGTTATCGAAATGGTCGGGCGTAAGGGGTCGTTGCGTGTCGTCGGTCGTGGCGGTTCGCTGACGTCTAAAACCGTGGACGTTTCGATATTGGACGACGTGTATAAAGATTACGCCGAGGGTAACAGCCCGATAGTACGGGCGGCGGCGTGGAAATGGTACACGACCGTTGTACGCACCCGTTTACACAATGATAGTCAAGAATTGATTGTATTTACCCGTTGGCACGACGACGATTTGATAGGGCGCATTGAAAAGAGCGGCGAAACGATTATTGATGTTAAGTGTTGGGCGGATTTGGAGGACGTAACGCCGGGGGCGTGGGTGCGCATAAACTTTGAGGGGTTGAAAACCGGGGAACCGACCGAGATAGACCCACGGGAACCGGGGGCGGCATTATGGGAAAGCCGACACAGTAAGCAAAAGTTGGAAGCGCAAAAGGCATTAGACCCGGTGCAATTTCAATGCCTGTATCAAGGCAACCCCGGTTCCGCCGAGGGTCGATTGTACCAACCTTTCAAAACGTGGGTCGAAAAATCCGATTACGGCACGTACATTCGTTCCGGCGCATACATTGACGTTGCCGATGAGGGCGACGACCTGTTGTTTGCCGCAACGTATGACGTGTATAAGTCCGACAATCTGTTTTTCAACGAGAAAACAAAGCGCATGGAGCCGATATTGTTTGCCCTTATTACAGATATGGAAATGACGGACGAAAATACGGACGTTACAACCGTAACCGTCCCGGCGATGATTAACCGGAACGGGACGCAAAAAGCGTGGGTTGAGAGCAACAACGGTGGTGCGGGTTACGAAAAGGTTATCAAAAAGAAAGTCCGGGCGATTACCGACCCGTTTTATCAAGGGGGCAACAAGGAAAGCCGGATAATAACAGCGTCCGCAATGGTTAATCAACATATAATTATGCCGTTCGGTTGGGAAACCCGGTACAAAGCCGTTTACGACCATGTAACCGGATTTTTGCGCAATTTCGGAGCCAATACGCACGACGACCCGGAGGACGGATTGACCGGGATATATGAAAAGGAGATTGCGGACGGCAATATACAGCCATACGCACACGCAAACCGAGGCGTAAGACGACGCAATTAACAATATTTTCGAGATATGCAAGATTATCCGGGAAAAAGTTTATAACTTTGTAACCGAAACAAGGGGGCAAAGGGACAGCCCCGGAGAAAGTAACAATATTTTTAACGTTAAAAACAAAGAAGTATGATTTGTAAATGTCCGGCGGGGGTGGCGTTGCCCGATGTACCCGCAATTACGTGTCCGGAAAGTTTCGGACAAGTTCAGAAAGTGGCTTTTCAACGTCTTACAAAAGACGACGGAAGCAAAAACAGTTTTACGAGTGAAAAAGCGATTACGGCGTTAGCGTCGTGGACGCCCCTTTTATCGGCGGCGGATAGCACGAAAGTAGTTGTTTCACCGTATATCCAAGCCCCGACCGCCGAGGCGGGAGCCGCCCGCACCTTTGGAGGCGGTAACGAAACGTTGGGAGGCGTCGAAGAAATTATTGGACGTGAACCAACCCCGTTTACCGGAGTTATCCGCAAAGCCCCCCAAAAGGTTATCAAAGCATTAAAGGAAATGCAATGCGAAAGTTGGGGCGACAATTTGGGTATCTTCATTTTCGACGAAAACGGCGCAATTGGAGCCATTAAGGACGCCGAAACGGAGGGTACATATTACCCGATACCTATACGTTCGTTGTTTATCGGCGATAAGACGTTGGGCGGATTGGGAGCCCCGGACAGCAACGCAATACAATGGTCGTTTTTGCCGAATTGGTCGGACGATTTGGCGATTGTTGCCCCGGCGTTTAACCCGCTTACGGATTTGAAACCCGCACAAGTGTAATGACGGCGAAAGTTACAAAGGTCGTGTTGGAGTGTCCGACCCTTAACAAGACCGAAGAATTTGAGATTAACCACGCCGAACGCCTGTTGCGGATGCCTAACAATGGCGGTTGGCAGTTGCCCGAAAAAACACCTTTTGAATTTAGCAAAGAAAATGGGATTAGATACAAAACGCATAAGAAAGGAAATAACGGAACCGAGAAAAAAGGCGACGATAAATAAAGCGGTCATACACCAAAACCGCATTAAATTTCACGCCCAAACCAACGTAACGCCCTTAATGTGTTTACCCACGACCGATTTTTTGGCATGGGTTCAAAATCTTATCCCGCATGATAAATTCAAAATCTTTAAAACATTGTTCCGTTACCCCGTTCGTACCAACGAGGTAACGGGCATTTGTTTTGATAAATTAAGCCGTATTTTCGACGGTCGTAACCCGGCGTTCAATTATCAATTCCAAAACACGGAACAACGGGACGATTGGGAGTATTACCGCCAAGATGTATTAAAGGAGCCGGAAATTTGGAGTACCAAAGGTTGGGAGTTTTTCAAGACGGAAATAAACAGCGTCTTAATTGTTGATTTGCCCGCCGAGAAAAACCCCGCCGACCGATACCCGACCCCGTATTTTTATTGGCTACCTATCGAAAGCGTCATAACCTTTGAAGCAAACCGGACAACCGGGGTTATGGATTGGATAATTTTCCGCCAACCCGATAAACGTATTGCAGTTATTGACGATGAACGATACAGAGTATTTGCAGAGGACGACGGCGGCAACATAGGCAAATTATTGGTTGATAACCCACACGATTTGCGTTATTGTCCCGCCCGTTTCTTTTGGAACGAACCAATGAATTTGCGAGAACCGGACGTTAAACAATCCCCGCTAACAAAAGAATTAGAGGCGTTGGATTGGTTTTTGTTTTTCCATATATCGAAGCGGCATTTGGATATGTACGGGGCTTACCCGATATATTCCGGTTACGAACAATCGTGCGACTTTACAAATGCCGAAAACGGCGATTATTGCGACGGTGGGTTTTTGAAAGACAAGCAAGGGTATTACAGGTTAGACCAAGCCGGGTTATTGATGCGTTGCCCCAAGTGCGGCGACAAACGTATTACCGGGGCGGGTTCCTTTGTTGAAATACCGATACCGGACGGGGACAAACAACCCGATTTGCGAAACCCGGTGCAAATGTTGACTGTTGACCGTACAAGTTTGGATTACAACGTTGAGGAAGAAAAGCGATTGCGGGAAAACATTATTACCGCCGTCGTCGGACAAAACGAGGAAGTAACCCAACGGGAGGCGTTCAATGAACAACAGGTTAAAGCCGCATTTGAGAGCCAAAGCACGGTATTAAACCGAGTGAAAAAAGGCTTTGAAGCCGCCCAACAGTTCGTCGATGAAACGGTTTGCCGATTGCGATACGGCAATATGTTCGTATCTGCAAAAGTCAATTACGGCACGGAGTTCTATTTGTACGACGCAAGCGAGTTGCGGAACCGTTACAAGTCGGCAAAGGAAAGCGGCGCAAGTGAGGCAGAATTGGACGCCCTACAAAATCAGATTATCGAAACGGAGTACCGGAACAACCCAACCCAATTGCAACGTATGTTGATATTGGCAGAATTGGAGCCGTACCGCCATTTGACCCGGAACGAGGTATTGGATTTGTACGGGCGCAACTTAATTTCGGAGAATGAATTGCGTATAAAGTTGAATTTCGCTAACTTTGTCCGCAGGTTTGAACGGGAGAATACAAACATTTTGGAATTTGGAACGCAAATACCATTCAACCAAAAGATTTCAGTAATAACAAGTAAATTTAACGAGTATGCGAGTGAAAACAGCAACCGAGGGTAAAACAAAGGACGTCGCAATTACCGACGTCACCCCCGAAAACTACATTGTACCGAGCAACGAACAACATTTGTATCATTGCGTTATTGAGGTACGCAAGTTTGACAGCGAAACGGGCAAACGCTTATCCGTTCCCCGTATCCAAAAGTTCGGCAAAAAATCGTTTGAAAACGGCATTTTGGACGCACTGAAAAAACAGGGTTACACGATTACCGTATTGCACGACCCCAACGAGTACGTCAAGGCGCAAGCCGAGGAAAAAGCGGCACGAACCGCCGCACAGCAGAAAGCCGCCGAGGAAAAAGCCGCCGCCGATGCAAAGGCAAAGGCAGAAGCCGAGGCGAAAGCCAAAGCCGAGGAAAAAGCGGCGTTAAAGGCTGAAATTTTGGCGGAATTGAAAGCGGCGGGAGTTATCCCGGCGGAACCCGCCAAAGAAACCAAAGCCGATGCAAAGGCAAAGGCAGAAGCCGAGGACAAACCCGGAGCGAAAAAGTAACAGAGTATTAAACTATTAAAAATACGATTATGGCACAGATTGCACAGCAGGACAATTTGGTTATTGAAGTATCAACAACCGCCGCCGCATTGGATGACGACACAAAGAAAAAGTTGATTGAATGTATTGAGGGCGGAACAATTACCGACGTCATTTTGGTAACAAAAGAGGTTGAAAAGAAAATCAGCCATGCACGTGTTGTTAGTTGGTTGGTTGACACAACCGGGGATTCCCCAAAATACACAATTGATATTATTAACGCAAACAGCGGAGCAGTAGCAGCAATCGCACTTAATTAATTCAAAGGGTAAGAATATTATGTTAACGAGAGAAATTTTAATTGCAAATGCGGCTTTGTCCGGTTTGACGGACGAACAAATTGCGGCAATTACAACATTGTCCGCCAACGACGAAAATAGCGTTATCGCCAAAAAGACGGGCGAAATTTACGGCGGATTGGATGCCGATATTTTGGCGGCGTCCGGTATCGCAAAGAACGGAACCGAAAAGACGTTTGATTACGCAAAACGTGTGGTCGCCGAGTTCAAAACCAAAGCGGAAAGCGCAAGCGCATTGCAAACCCAAATCGACAGTCTGACGAAAGAAAAGGAACGTTTGGAAAAGGCAATTGCCGACGGTGCGACCGATACGGAAACGGCAAAGGCGTTGAAACAGGCGAAAGCCGATTTAACGGCGGTAAAAACGCAGTTTAACGACCTCAAAAGCAAGTACGATGAAGCCGAAAAGAAATTCCAAACGGAGTTGTTCGGCGTTCGTATCGAGGGTGCATTGCAGACCGCAACCGCCGGGTTGAAATTCAAACCGGGATTGCCCGAAAGCGCAACAAAGGTTTTGTTAGCGCAAGCAATCGACAAAATTAAGGGTATGAACCCCGAATATATCGACGACGGAAAAGGCGGTAAAATCCTTGCTTTTAAGGACGAAAGCGGCGCAATTATGCGTAACCCGAACAATCAGTTGAACCCGTACACCCCCGGCGACCTGTTGGCAAAGGAATTGGAAACAATGGGTATTTTGGATAAGGGACGCCAAGCCGGAGGCGGCGGAACGGTTCCCCCGGCGGGCGGTTCCGGCGGTGGTGGCGGAACAACCATTGACGTAACGGGCGCAAAAACCCGTGTCGAAGCTTACGAAGCAATCGCCGCAAACCTTATGGCGCAGGGTTTAACGGCGGGTTCCGAAAAGTTCGACGCCGCAATGAAACAGGCATGGCAGGACAACAATATTGCCGCATTGCCGGAAAAGTAAACAATCACGGGTAAAGGGTAAACCCGCATTTAATAACAATTAAATTTTTAACATTATGTCATTAGTAGCAACAAGATTGCAAAATTGGCGGATTGAAAACCCGGAATTAGACCGTAATATGACCCGCCCGTGTGAGTATGGCGCATTGGATTTTTTCATTGAGCAAACCAACGCCCCGTCCTCAATCATTAACCCCAATTTGCGTGACCGTGCGTTTGCGTCCATTGGTAACACGGTACAAGTACCCGTTATCAATTACGACGGCGATGTACAGGTTAGCAATGTCCGTTCGTGCGTTATCGCTGACGATGAAAATACGTCCGCATTGGTAACGGTTGTTTGGGCGACTTATGCCATTGGCTTTACAATGGTTCCCGCCGCATACATGAACAACGAAATTTCCTACGAACACGACTTTTTGCGCAAAATGGAAAAGACGTGCCGGGCTTTGGCGGACAAATTGGACGTCGGAGCCGTTGCCGCATTGGAGGCAAACAAAACACAGGTGTTCAAAACGTTGCTTAACTACACGGAGGCGGGCAACGTGGTACAGGTTCCAACCCAAATGGCGACCGAGATTTTGGGCGATATTAACCCGATTATGCGGGCTAACTGTTACCCGGAATATATCCACATTATCGCCAACGCCGGGGTTGATAGCCTTATACGTAAACTTGCGCAACATGGCGTTTACAACGACGTAAACAAGCGCATGGAGTACGACAACAAGGTTTTGCACTACACGAACAACGTAACCGACGAAGCGGGCAAAATGGGAACCATGTTTGCCGTTGCTGACGGTAATGTTGGTATCCTTACCCGTGTTGACCGTGAGGCATTGCGCCGCACCCGTGCGAATTTCCACGAATGGGACGTTGTACGTTTGCCGTACATTGATTTGCCCGTTGGTTCGCACTATTACACCGCCGTTGGCGACCAGTCCGCAATCATGGGCGCCGCAACCGCCGATTTGACGTGCGCCGTTAAGGAGTATTTCGGATTTTCCGTTGACGTGGCGTATATGGTTGCTTACAACAGCAACCCGGATACTGTGGCAAACCCGATTATCAAAGCCGAGATTGCCGCCCGCAATCCAAACGAACCGTTGGGTATGCCTGTATATGTAACCAACGCCGGGGAATTTCCCGCCGGAGGTGCGGGCGCATAACGCCGGAGCATAACGAATTGTTAAACCGAGGGGACGGGGTGGTTATCCCCGCCCCCTTATTTATTTCAAACGCAGATGTACCGATTAAAAGAAATACAGGACGCATTATTGCACGTCGTCGGGTGGGAACAATCATACGACCCGGCAAAGGCGATAGACGACAATTTAACGCAGACGGAAAGCGGTTTGACGTTTCAAGGTGCGCACCCCCTTGTTACTTTGGATAATGTCCGGGCAATCGTCCCGGATGATTTCGTTTTTCAATATCCGGTTTGGAATATGATACCGGAATACAAAGCCGGGGCAAAGGTTCGCCACAACAACAAAGTTTGGATTGCCGCACGGGACAACCAAAACGAGGAACCGACCGAAAGCGATTTTAACGACGATTACAACGACGATTACGGCAACCCATATTGGCAACCGTACAATTTCATTTCCGATTATTTGGAGCGGTTGACCCGTAACGGTATTGCGCAAATGGTACAAACATTCACGCAAATAAAGGGATTGGATAAGGAAACAAAGAACCTATTGGAACGGCGCACGTTCTTTGACGGTGCGGGACGTATCCGGGCGACGTTGCCGAATAATCATAAATTAGTCGGGTTTGAAATTGTCCCGGTTCGTTCTATGGGCGTAACAATGAAAATCGAACAAATCGGGTTGCAAATGACGGGCGCAACCGGGGTTGTCCGTATGTATCTTTTCCATTCGTCCCAAATTGACCCGATAAAGACGTTTGATTTGAATTTTACGCAGACAAACGGCGGTTTTCAATGGTTCCCGTTGAAAGATTGTTATTTACCGTATATCAGTACCGGAAACAACGCCGGGGGATCGTGGTTCCTTTGTTACAACCAAAACGATTTGCCCGCCGGGATGCAGGCAATTAACATGACAAAGGATTGGAGCCGGGAGCCGTGCGGGACGTGTACGGGTTACGTTGATTTGGAGCGTTGGCGGGAAATAACCAAGTATTTACAGGTATCCCCGTTTATGATGAACGCCCCGGAAACATTCGACGAATACCCGGAGTTGTGGGATATTGCGTTGACGATGTACACCAATACGCAGAATTACGGGTTGAATTGCGAAATAACCGTTGGTTGCGACCTAACGGAATTTATCATTAAGGAAAGGCAAATTTTCCAAACGGTTATCCAACGACAGGTCGCCGCAATCATGTTGCGCACGTTGGCAATGAACCCCGATGTTAAGGTAAACCGGAACCAAGTAAACGCAACCCGGTTGGAAATTCTTTACGAGTTGGACGGCAACGTTGAGGGTCGCCCCGGCGGTTTGGGTTATGACCTTAAAAAGGCATACGAGGCGTTGCGATTGGATACGCAGGGTATCGACCGTATTTGCCTTACTTGTAATAACCACGGCGTAAAATACCGAATAACGTAAGATTATGGCGGGGTTAAAGTCAATACAGGATTTACGCAACCGGGTTGCCACGTTCAACAACGGGTTATCGTCCGGCGCATACATTCAACAAATCATTTGGGACAATGACGCCTATATTGTTGATATGAACGCCGAGGAACAATTGTTTGAACAGGGTATTAACCGTTTGGGCGTGGATATTATGGATTACGCCCCGTATTCGCCGTTGACGATAGCCATAAAGGAGGAAAAGGGACAACCGACAAACCGGGTAACGTTACGGGATACCGGGGATTTTGAAGCGTCGTTTTTTTTGGAAGTCGGCGACAAACAGTTTGAAATAAAAGCGTCGGATTTCAAAACGGAGGACTTAATAAAAAAGTACGGGCGGCAAATATTGGGATTGACGGACGAAAATATTGCGGCGTTGATTTGGCAATATATATTCCCGGACTTAATGAAGAAAGCAAAAAACGTATTATATGGCAACGAATAAGATAACAACCCCTATAATTCCCAACCCGGTTTTAATCGACCGGGTTTTGGGGAACATACAAACCGGGTTAATGGATAACGTCGATTGGTTGGACGTCGCATTTGGGCGGGCGCAACGGATTTCCAAAGTGATACAGGGTAAACGCTATTATACCCCAAACGTATATGCGGGCGGGACGGAATGGAGAGGCGACAACGATTATATCGACGTTTCCCCGGATGCTAATATTGGCAATTTTTCGTTCTTTTGGATAGACGACCCGCAAACGGTTGATTGGGTTCCCAAAGAGCAAAGCAAGATTAAAGCCCCGTTTTCCCTTATTGTTTGGTTTGATTTGCGTAAGGTTTACCCCGGTCAACTTAATAACCGGAATACCGAGGCATTGAAGAATGAAATATTGTCCGTCCTAAATGGCGGTTTTTGGCTGAAAGACGGAACGATTGTAATAAACCGTATTTATGAGTTGGCGGAAAACGTGTACCGTGGGTTTACGTTGGACGAAATAGATAATCAATTTTTAATGCACCCATTCGGCGGTTTTCGCTTTGAGGGTGTATTGTCAGTTAATCAACCTTGTAATATTTAACGATATGGTAACTTTCATTATTTGGGTTTTGGTCGTGGCAACCGTGGCGGCGTTCCTGTTGACCCTGTTAAAAAAGTGGGGCGTTATTGAGTACGTCCAAGTTCACGGCAACGACTTTTTTGTTAAGATGTTCAATTGTGGCTTTTGCTTATCATGGTGGGCGGGGGTCGTTTTGTCCGTCCTGTTTGCTATATACACCGGGAACCCGGCATTGTTATTGGTTCCGTTTTGTTCAACAGTCATAACCCGCATACTCTTATGAAAAAGACAAAAATAGGGGAACGGGCGGTTGTATTGTACGATAGTATCGACGAATTGCCGATTTTGCGATTTCACGCATATAACAAAATGTTGCTTATCGACGCCGGGGTTGGGTCGGATTTGAACGATTGGGATGCGCATATTGAAAAGGCAATCCGGTTTATCCGAAAGGAAAAGCCGGATTTGGCGGAAAAGGAATTGGATAATTTGCGGCAAAACGTTTATTTCGTCCAATCCGCCATATCGCCAAAGTATTTGGCGTTTGCCTGTTTGGTTAAGTCCGTGGACGAAACCGAATACAACGATATGACGGCGGACGGTTTGCAAAAGGTATTGGATTTATTCGCCGATGCACCGAACGCCGAGTTGACCGCCCAATTGGAAGCGGTCAAAAAAAAAATAGATGAAGAATTGCA